GCACCTCCGGTGGCTGAGAAGACCATCACCTGTGATGACCTTCTGATCAGCTCCGCTTTCGTGTATGAGCTTGACGAAGTTCTGGCTCACTACGATCTGCGTTCGGAGATCTCGCGCAAGATCGGCTATGCCCTTGCCGAAAAATATGACCGTCTGATCTTCCGTGCTATCGCTCGCGGTGCACGTGCTGCTTCCCCCGTGTCTGCCACCGGCTTCGTTGAGCCTGGCGGTACTCAGATTCGTGTGGGTAGCAATGCTGCGTTCTCTGACGCTTATGATGACGCTTCTCTGGTTGCTGCCTTCTATGACGCTGCTGCTGCTCTGGATGAGAAGGGCGTGTCCCAAGATGGTCGTGTGGCTGTCCTGACTCCTCGTCAGTACTATGCTCTGCTGCAAGCTGCTAACACCAACGCTCTGATCAACCGTGACGTGGTTGGTGATGCTCTGCAGTCCGGCAAGGGTCTGATGAGCATTGCTGGTATCGACATCTACAAGTCTACCAACATTCCTTTCTTCGGTAACTACGGTACTAAGTTCGGCACGACCGGCGGTACCACCGATACCGGTGTGGCTTCTCCTGGTAACCTGGGTAGCTTCATCAACACCGCTATGGAAGATGCCGCTAACGATGTTACCGGTATCAACAACGAGTACGGTGAAGAGACCGAGTTCACCAAGTCCTGTGGTCTGATCTTCCAACGTGAAGCTGCTGGCTGCGTGGAAGCTATTGGTCCTCAGGTCCAAGTCACCAGCGGTGACACCTCCATCATCTACCAAGGTGATGTGATCGTGGGTCGTCTCGCCATGGGTGCTGACTACCTGAATCCCGCTGCTTGTGTGGAACTGTTTGCTGGCGCTGCTTCTGGCGACGCTGCTTTCTGATCTTTAATTCGATCAATACTGGGGGAGCTTCGGCTCCCCTTTTTTTTACTTTGTGATAGGTAACTATGCCCTTTCCTACTTATGCTGTGTCCACCGAACTGGATGCTGTTAATCAAATACTTAGCTCAGTGGGACAGGCTCCTGTCACCACACTAGATCTTCAGAATCCAGAAGTATCTATTGTACTCAATACTCTCCGGGAAGTTAACCGTCAAGTTCAAGCTGAAGGCTGGATCTTCAACACGGAACGTGAGTATGAATTAACTCCTGACAGTGAAACGAATGAGATCCTGTATCCATTCAACATGCTACAAATTGATACCAACCAACCGTATCATAAAAGTAAATACGATGTAGTAAAACGTGGTATCAAATTGTATGATCGTTTGAATCATACGTTTACTTTTACTGATCCTATCAAAGCAGATGTAGTTTGGTACTTTGACTTTACCGACATACCTGCTGCTATTCAAGCGTACATTACTGCACGAGCCGCTCGTCTGTGTGCTACCAAAATGATTGGTGACACTGAGCTGAATAAACTGTTGGCTGAACAGGAAATCCAAACCAGAGCAGCTGCCATTGAATACGACTGTAATCAAGGTGACTATTCAATGTTTGGTTTCCAGGATGGTCATAATTACTACAACAGCTATCAACCTTTCCAAGCATTGATGCGATGAGTACTATTACCCAAAGGATTCCTAATTTTTTATCTGGCATTTCACAGCAACCTGATAATCGTAAGTTTCCTGGACAACTCAAAGATTGTGTAAATGCTTTTCCAGATTTTGCTCTTGGTTTGCTTAAGCGTCCTGGTGGTCAGTTTTCCGCTAACCTTGAAGGAGCCACTACTGATGGTAAGTGGTTTTCAATTCTTAGGGATCCTGAGGAAAAGTACGTTGCACAATATGATGACAACACCTTCCGTGTCTGGAACCTATTAGATGGATCTCCACGTGCTGTTGACATGGGAACCAATACAGGTGTTCCAGGCACTTGTAATCTGGTTAATCTGAAAGCTGATCTAGCTGCCTATAATGCTGCAGTAGATGATACCGAAACTAAACTTGATCTTCTTCATGCAGCTCAAGCTACATACAAAGAAATACTAGATGGTCAAACCAGTACTGAAGAGCAACTGTTTGAAGTTAACTATAACTATCCTGTCAGTTCTGTTGAACAGTATCTTGTTTCCGGTATCCTTAAAAAGTCTAACAACGTTTATGTAGTCAAGAATAACAACGCTGTTATTCAAGCTACTACTACACTTCCAGCTAATTATGCTTTGGGTGTTGAAGTAACTGATGAACATCCACTGCTTGCTTCTCAAGGTAATCGTGTCTACCAAGCTATCCTGACTGTAGCCGCTGAGTTTGATCCGAGTGATTTGAGTACAGCTCAAACTGCGATGGATGCTGCTCAAACTAACTATGACAACGCAGTAACTGCTGAAGCTACAGCTTTGTCTAATTATCAAGCTGAGGTTGCTAACTGTGCAATTACTACGATTCCTGGCAATGGTTATCTCAACGGTGCTACTGCTGATGACATTGAAGTTCTCACCCTAAATGATTACACCTTTGTTCTTAATAAAGCAAAGGTTGTTGAGTTAGATGCAGATACTACAGCAGCAAAACCAAGCGAAGCTTTTGTAGTTGTTAAAGTTGTTGGTACTGGTCATTACCGTATCTACCTTGATGGTATTGAACGAGCCACGTATAATGCTGGTACAGGCGGTGATGTAGATGCCATTATTACTGATTTGAGATCGGACATTGATGGTCAAACTTTTGGTGGTAAAACCTATTCAGCTACAGTTGTTGGTGCAGGTATGTATATCAGCGCCACTGCTGACTTTAGCATTTCTGTTGTAGGTGGTCCGTCTGAAGATGCTTTGTTTGTTTTTCAAGATACCACACAAACTGTCGGTGATCTTCCAATTCAATGTAAGGATGGTTATGTAGTTAAAATCGTTAACAGCTCGGATATTGACGTAGATGATATGTACGTTAAGTTCTCGGCTGATGGCGGTGCTTCGTACGGTACAGGTATCTGGGAAGAAACTACTGCTCCTGGCATTCAATATAAGTTTGATCCTTTGACTATGCCTCACCAGCTTGTACGTCAGGCTGATGGGTCATTTACCTTTGGTCCTATTTCTTGGGCAGAGCGTGAAGTTGGTGATGAAACCACAAACCCTGATCCGAGTTTTATTGGTCAAACAATCAACAATCTTTTCTTCTATCGTAACCGTTTAGGATTTCTTTCTAATGAAGCTGTAGTTCTAAGCAGAGCTGGTGATTATTTCAACTTCTGGGTTACCACTGCTTTAACAGTTACAGATGATGATCCGATTGATATTACTGCTTCTTCTATTCGACCGGTAAACCATCGGTATGTGCTGCCTACAAGTGTGGGTTTGGTTTTGTTTAGTGATACTGAACAATTCCTTTTAACAACTGATGCTGACATCCTTAGTCCTAAGACAGCCAAGATTAATGAGCTGTCAACGTATGAGTGTGATCCAGGTGTTTCTGCAATCAACCTAGGTACTAGCTTAGGGTTAATTTCTAAAACTCCTTTGTACACTCGTCTGTATCAACTGGCTAATATCAGCACTGATAGACCACCTGATATGGCAGAGTTGACTCAGATTGTACCTGAGCTGATTCCACAGTCTATTGATAACCTAATTGCTTCCCCTGCATTGTCTCTAATCTCTTTGGGGACTTCAGGAAGCAGCATTGTTTATCAATTTAGATTCTTTGCTCAAGGTGATCGACGTGTGTCTGCCTGGTATAAATGGGATTTGACTGGTACTTTATTGGATCAGTTCTTTGACATTAGTACCTATTATGCAGTTGTAGCTAATGGTAATGAGGTTTATGTTCAGTCTTATGACCTGACACAGGCAAGTGAAGAAGGATTCTTGACTCTCCCTACAGATGAAAAGACTGACGTTTGCCTTGATCTTTGGACTGTCAATCCTTATCGTACCTATGATGGTAACACAGATACAACTCGTATCCGGTTACCGTACTCTGAAGTCACTGGTGGTACATTCTCTGTAGTCCTCCTAGGACGCTACATAGGAGCTTCTACTGCACTTACCAGTGCATCAGTAGGCGCAGTGCTTTACCCCACCGTAGAGAGCGATGTAGATGGCAATTACGTGGATATTGATGGTGACTATCGTGGACGTGATTTGATCATTGGTTACATTTACAACATGGAAGTTACTCTTCCAAAGTTCTTTGTTAACTCAGCTGATGGTCAAACTGTTCAATCGGATTTTACCTCTGATCTTATTATTCATAGGTTCAAAGTGTCTACCGGTCTAAGTGGTCCTGTCAAGTATCAAATCAACATTACTGGCCGTCCTGAATGGAGTAACACAATTGAAGCAGTTGCTCCTTACACATATGATCTGAACAATGTGAACTTGTCTGCTGAAGCAATACACACTGTACCTATCTATCAACGTAATGAGAACCTTTCTATTAAAATCATTGGAGATACACCTATGCCGGTGACTCTGTTGAGTTTGAATTGGGAAGGTAAATACAACACAGGTTTCTATAGACGCGCCTAATGACTGCATCCACCCGTGGTTTTACCTTTAAGCCAGCAACTATTGATGATGTACCTGTGTTGACAAGTAATATGTTAACACGAGGTTTACAAGATTTTGAAAGGGTAGGTCAACATCCTATCCTTTCACTTGCTTTGTATATTTACTATGATGACTCCTATCTTATCTACGGACCTGATGGGAGTCTTTATGGATCATACGGTGTGTCTGACGACAACTATGTATGGATTCAAATGACAAACAAAGTAAAAGAAAATCCACGAACAACTGTACGGTTTGGTAAAGCTCTTATGGAGCATATCAACCGTTCTTTTCTGTGGACAACTATTGACATCGAAAATACTGCGTTAGTTAATCTAGCCAGGTATCTCGGCTTTAAGGTTCTACGGGTGTTTCCAGATGGACCTGATAATGTTTACTCTATAGAGATTGTACGATTATGG